GTGGTCCACCTCGATCTTGTCCATTTCAATCTGTATGGGGTCAACAGCAATCGGCTCTTCATCGCGTATAACGTAACCCCAGAAGTCAGACACCACTGCCCACATTGAATTGAAATACTCTTCATTGTAGCCGACATAGGCAGAGTCCCATTTGTTATTGCCGAAGATTGCAGACAAGTGTGCGCCATCGCTGCCAGCTAGGTGACAGTATAGCTGAAGCTGCGGCATATAGTATTGGATCAGAGTGTCCATCGTGTTGAAGTTGTTGGTGTGCTTGGCCTCAACAATGGCTCCGTCCCATCTGCCGTCGATAGTTCCCTTGACCGGAACCGATCCGATCTGCTTCTCGAATTGCATCTGGTGGTTTCTAATTACAGCGTTGTGCTGACGCTCGAACCATCTCAGGTTAAAGCTCTCGGTCCAGATGCCAAGCTGAACCGCCACGTTGTCAGACAGATCGGCAGGCTCTACCCTGCCAGTCTTTATCTGCCATAGTTCCAGCCAGTCCCCCTGCATAATCTTTACGCAGTCGGAACCTCCGATAAATCCTTTACGTTCCATGTGTTCTCCTCCACATTGAGACGCTACTGCATACTCGCAGCAGAGTCAATACTAGAAAACTGGGGAAATGTGTAGACCCTATTCCCCAGTTCACCACTCTTCCTGAATCGGTCCATACTCATTCAGGAAATCATCTTCCTCGGTGATCCATTCAGCCATTGTCTTGTCGTATGCGGCAAGATCACTGAGCGTTACCGAGGTCTCGGCAAGCAGTTCCTTTCTGCGCTCACCTTTAAGCCAGCTTTCCGGCACCGCTTTTCTGTCCCGTATAAGCCGCTCTATTCTTCGTAGCTGCCCAGAGTCGTCGAAGGTAGAGACGGCCCCTGTAGGCTCCTCTCTGTAGCTCCTAGAGGCATTTGCGGCGGCGGTTATAAACTCCTTTGGTTGGGGTAGGGTTCTGGTCCGCGCAGATTGCACCACCTCTTTCGCTATGGAGGCGACGAGATGCTGCATCTGCGCCTGCGTTATGTTCAGAGGTAGGTTATTGTTTACTGCGTCGAGTGTGTCTGTGATGGATAGCTTGGGGTCGATGCCTGTCGGCATCGTGAACCGCGTTGCGATCTCTTTGCTGAACCAGAGTTTGAGTTCAGACATTCTTTGTTCATAGGTCATTGAGGACATCTTGCCACCCCGCTTCATATTCATCTAGCCAACGCTCTCCGTTCAGCCATGTCGAAGCATGGGCAATGAACCGAGTCTCAGTTCCCTGCGAAGAAGAGACAAACTTATCCAGTCCATCCATCAGTTCAGCGAGGGTCGCCTTCTTCATGGCAGAGTCGAATGCTTTACGAGCCTGACCCTTGCCAGTCTTCCTTGGATACTTCGACCAGAAGTCTTCGAAGTATATATTATTCTCTGATAGATTATTACTTATAGGTTTGTCTCTCACTGTGAGACACCCCCCTGTCTCTGTGTGAGACACCCCCTGTCTCTCTGTGAGATAGGGTAGAGTGTATAAAGTAGAGGTCGCATTGCGCTGCGTTCTCTGGATTAGCTGACGTTCTTCTAGGTATCTGAGCTTACGAGCAACGGTTGCGCTGCTCATCTCTGTGTCTTCTGCCAAGCGACCAAGGCTCGGCCAGCACTGACCTGTCTCTTTATCGGCGCGGTCAGCTAAGGATAGAAGCAACAGCTTGGCAAGTGGATCGCCAATGCTGCTGCTCCATGCCCACGCCATGTGCGTGAACGACATCGTTAATGTTCAGTCAAGTTTTCATTGACGAGAGAGTAGCGAGCAAACGTCTTGCCATTCTCTGTCACCATCTCTGTGTGGATGTGTGCAACGCTTCGAAGATCGTGGATGCGTGACGCCAAGCGGAAGCATCCGTATTGATCAAGAGCTTCGAGCGGAGTGATGTGACCCTTTTCTTTGAGGTGATCAAAGATCATTTTATTTTGAGGCTTCATTGCTGTTCTCCATAAGTTTGGCGAATGTCTCGCCGCTGATTATGACTAAGGTTTGCGGAGTTCCCCTCCGTCTTTTGTATAGTGCCAAGTCCCTGTTTTCTAATACAGAAAAGGGGCTTGGGAAATTGCTGGCGTCCCGATACTTAACCTCGGCTACCAGTTCCAGTCCGAAGAGTTCGAGCTTGATGTCGCCGCTATATTCTCCTCCCAAACTTCCTGAGAGGGGCTGGCGTTTCGCTTTGATGCCGAGCTTTTGGAGCCAGTCCACGAACCACTTTTCATGGTAGCTTCCTTTGAGCTTATTCTTGTTTGCCATAGGTCGGCCTCATAACAATCAGTGCAGATAAACCAATGCTTGTTATTGGTTCGTGCATGATCGTGTTTCAGTATGGCAACGAAGTTTCTCACAACAAAGTTGCAAGAGTCACATTTCGCTGTCCCTTTTTTTAACTTCGATTTGGTAGCCAAGTGCGTCCAACCAACAGATCAACATGAAACCAGATGGCAATCGCTTGCGTGTTTCCCACTTATGAATAAGCGAATTGGTGCATCCGATTTTATATGCCAAAGATTCCTGACTAATGTTCATACTTGTTCGAGCTTTGGTCAACTCAGAAACAAGAAGCTCATACTCCTCAGGAATATTGATTGTCTTGTTGAATCTTGTAAAGCTCGTCAATGGATTTCCTCACTTTGTCGGCAGTGTCATACCGAAGTTCAGTTGCCCCGTTGATCGTCCGATAGTAGGTAGATGTTGGCAAGCCAGCAGCTTGGAAGGCTCGAAGCAGAGGCACGTTGTGCGCCTCTGCTATTTGTTTAAGACTGTCGAGGTATGATTTCATACCGCTGCATTAACGCAGCTACTCGTCGTCGTCAAGAAGATCGTCTTGACTGATCTCTATGGTGCCGAGTCCGTCACAATTCCAGCAGGTGTCATAGACATCGACGTAGTCAAAGTCTCCGTCGAGGCGGGGCTTGGGATATTCATACTCACATTCGCCCTTCCCGCCGCACTCTGGGCAATTGACGTAAACGTCAGGGTCGTCATGCTTAATAAGGAATGTAGTCGTCCACTCGTGGTGCGTTTTGTGCATAGCGTTCTTCCCATTTCTCTGTGGCTCGACGGATAAACTTATCGCGGTCGAAGCGTGGGTTGGTTGTTGCTAAGATGTCTGCGGCTTCTGAGATTGCTGTTGGATAGTGGAACAGCGGAGCCAACTTGTCGCAGATTAGTTCATAGTCTTTGCGTGTCATTGCATCTCCCAATGCTTTGATTTCATTGCGTTAGTGATTGCATCCTCACGGTTGCGGCGGGCTACCTCTGGGTTCTTGAGGTCGTAGGTATGCGATGCCCAGTAGGTCATGCAGTTATACAAGGCCCACTTGTTGCTGCCCAACTGGCGGCGCTCGTCGTGCCAGATGCCAAGCAGTTTCTCCAGTTGCTTGTCGTTGGTTTTCTCGACTAGCTTCTGGTGGCTTGGTGCTTTGGCAAGCGTAGTCTTGAAGAACAACTCAGCCATCTCGTCGCTGACTTTCACTTTCATCCAGTCACGCCAGACATCACGCTGCTCAATGAATGTGTGCATACCAAGCGCCATCTTGTCGGCGCTACCTTCAACACTGATTGACTGAGTGTGTTTGAATTTGGATCGGGCTGTTGCGATAGCGTGAGTGCATCCGTTCAGACAGAAGAGGCGCAGGCCATCGGCTGACTGTTGGAAGGACTAGCTTCCATCGTAGCTGTTGAAAAACGAGATGCGAAACTTAACGAAGTCTCCGACTGTGGGTTGCACAGTCAGATCGTTAAACAGAATCTCACCTCGAAACTTGCGACCACCTTCTGCGGTATAAGTTTTCAGTGTCCAGTCTGCGCTGATGTTAGCAGCTTTGACTGCATCGGTGATGCTGTTCACCACTGCATCGTGGGTTACGGCTTGATAGCGTGAGCCATGCACACCGAGAACCTCATTGGTATCGGTGCGAACAACAGCCCTGTTGCCTTGGATTGGTTGGCCCAGTCTGTCATAGATGGGCTGCATTTCGACTGGGAAAGACCAGTCAGTATTGAGTGCATCAAACATCTGCATCCTCCTTGTTGTTGGATTCAAAAGCTGGCACTGCATTTGACATTGCTTCTTTGTGCGCTTGCCTCAGTTCCCAAAGGCTGGTGAGAATCCACTTCCTGCTAAACTTGTCAGGGTTTTCTTTCATTGCCTTCTGCAACATATCTAAGTCTTTGATGATGTTGTTAAGTTCAGTAAGTCCGATGGACATACTGACATACAGATCGTTGGTGTATTGATACTTCATTGCAGTTCTCCTTTGCTTTGTTAGTGCTGCGAGTATGCAGCGATTAGTTGAAGAAGTAAATATAGTATTTTATCTAAGTTCGCTAAGACTAGGGCTGAAAGCAGGAAGCCCAGCGCAATCAAACACAAGTCTGAGATAGCGAATAAGATTTTTTGTTTGGTTTTTCTCATGAGTTTCTTCGCTTCGTGGCGGGCCGCGACACACATTGCCCCCTGTGTGGCGTGGCCGTGTTGGGCGCTAAGGGGCTGCGCGTGGCGCTTGTTGTGGTGGTGGATGGGGGCTTACGCCCCCACCGCCTTGCGGATAGCGTCGATGTTCGCGCTGGGCTTGAGGACGTTCTTGGCTACAGGCTTGGGCGACCACTGTTCTCCGGTGAAGAGTTCGTAGACGCTGCACTCGATTTCGAGGCGACACTGTAGAACCTCAAGCTCTTCGTAGAGGCGAGCGATGTAACGCTCGGCGCGATCTGCTGCGTTGACGTTCTGCTCGCTCATGTGGCGGTCGTAGTCCGCCAGTGCGTCCGAGAGTTGCTTGCGCTTGTATTCGAGCGAGTTGTTCGCGGTATAGCAGGCGTCACGGGCAATGTTGACGAGTAGGTATTGGTTATCGTTAGTGAAGTATTTGATGTGATCCATCTTCTGAGCAATGATGTCCGAAGGTTTAAGCTGCTTAGTCATATCTAGGTTCTCCATGTTAGCGCGGGGACCGCCCCCGCGATGACCACCAATGAGCATGGCTGAGAAATCGAGCGCCAGCGAGGCTTGCAGTTCGCAAGGAGAATCCCCACAAGGCACCAGTCGAG